TCGCCAAATATCTTTCCGCACTCCTCGCATTTATACATTAAACTGCCCTCCAAACCGCTACATTACGCTTTGATACATTATCATAAGCCTTGCCTATAACCTTGACCCTGCCCTCTGCCTTAAGCTCTGTAAGCCTCGGCTTAACTGCATTAAGATCCGTATATCCCATGCCGTAAGCTATCTGTCTGGCTGTCATGGCATCCTTCCCCATAAAATCCAATATCATCTTAGCTCTTGGGGTTGGTCTCTGTATGTAGCTTTCTCTTCTCGTTTCTTTGGTTATTTCCATCTTGATTTTTCCCCTAACTTCCCATATACTGTAAGTAACTTATTTGGTTTGCACCTACGGATTTCACCGTCCTTTAGTAGGTGCTTTTCTTTTATTCTTCCATTACTCCCCTCTTTATTCCTTCTATTGCTTCTTGGACGGACGATGAAAGCGCCCCATGCTTCCAAAATACCGGCTTAGGTGCATCACTATTTCCAATGAAACAGTCACACATTACTTCGCTTCCGTCTTTTAAAGTCACTAGAGCTGATGGAGTTGCCCAATCTGACCCATCTATCCCGGCGATTACTGTACCTTTCGCAAGAAGATTCATTGTGAAATCACCATTTTTATAAACAGTGCCGGCTGTCCAAAACCAGTCTTCTGCCATCCCCATCTGCACTTCTTCTATAGATTCCTTATGCTTTAATATAAAATCGTGTGCTCTCTTAAAATCATACTTTTTCATATAACCCTCACCTCCATCACAATTACTGTTCTGGGTTCGCCATTTACTTCGGCTTGCCCAAATGCTGGCACGATCACTACATCAACACCCAGCGGTGCTAAAAAACCTCTTGCTGTAATCACTGCCTTAACCGCCTGATTGACTGCTGCCGCTCCAATCGCCTGTAAACTCGCACTACCATGCTTCTTAACATCTTCTGCAATTGCACCTGCCAGCCTTCTGGTCTCAGTGCTTGCTGCAACTTTTAAAACTTCCATTTTTCTTGATTTCCTCCTTCTTACTTTTTCTTAAATCCAGTCCACACATCATGCAGTAATTATCGCCTTTTCGGATTCGGTCTGTTCCGCAGGCTGGGCATGTCCTTGATTTCTTCCATTGCTTCTGTAGCCAGATTGCCATTACTTGCCTCCCTTAAATCCATACAATGCCTAATCCTACAATCGCCGCTAAGCCGATAAATGGCTGCATGTTTTCCTTAAACTTCTCCTTGTTCCATTTGTATTTTTTCATACAGCTTCCTCCTTTCTCTCGCTTCTTCGATCGCCTTATCTTCTATGTACTTTTGCAGTGTCGTTTTTGGTATCTTCCATTCCCTGCCGTCTCGTGTTGCCGGAATTTCCCCTATTTCCAATCGCCTTCCGGTTTCTTTCGGGTTTAGCTTTAGCATTTTAGCAGCCTCTGCCGCTGTTACTACCAAACATTCAATCACGACTATTTCTCCTTCCTTAGCCTGGGATTAATCCCGGCTATTTTCCAATTCATAATAATTGCATTTGTGCTTTTATCCTATTCAAGTCTCCAAGGTGTCTTACGGTGTTTCCGCTGGTTGTCCTTTACTGTCACATTGTGGTAAAATGTGGTGGAAAGGATGATGACAAAAATGATAAATTTTACTTTGGCTCATTTAAGCCTCTTGAACTTTATAATTGCGTTTCTGGCACTGCTGGCCGCAATATATAGCATTTGCTATACCCGCCGCTTTAACCGTAGGCGTATCGTAGTGTCCGACGGAGAGATTGATTATAGCGGTAATTTCCCGCTGATATCATTTTCAATTGTAAATCCGTCTCCCGCCTCAATAACCATTGAAGGCATAACCCTTACAGATACGAAGAATAAAGTCATCATTCCTGTGGACTACACCCCTTCGTTAAATCCTTACGAAATCCTGCAGTTTGCAGACCCTCTATCTGCTCCGTGTGTGCTTGTGCCTTACGGAAACGTTGAGCCAAGTTACTATATCCATGAGTCCTATGACCGCTTGAACATAACCGTCATTTGTAAGGAACGCATATTCCGTTTTAAGAAAAACCAGACCTTTTTGTTACATCTTTCTGATATAACAGATTAGGTATATCTGCGCCGCTAGCGTTGCCAGCAAGACTACCATTGTTGCTATCTGCATACCTCTCGCCTCCTATTCCTCTAAAAAATACTCAATCGATACGCCTCCCATTTTGAAAAATATTTCTGATTGTGATAAAATATTTACATAATTTCAGAAGGGAGGTGGTACTATCCGCCGAGTTTTTGAAATAACCAGTTCCCGAAACGCAATTTTGCGTCGTTGATGCGGTATGGTTTAATACCCTGAACGAAAACAGTAAAAGTGATTCGGTGCACTAAGAACGTACAGTGGTTTGTGCGTAGAAATATTACGAGTGCGAAACGTACCGCGGTTGCCAGCCAAGATACGGGGCGCAGAAACATGGTTGAAAATGTGTGGCAAACATGGGATTCCATGAATCAAGCTCATAAATATTTCTTGCAATGCATTTCGGGTAAGAAATTTCGGATAAATGCCTCGTGAACCACCACGGGGTATTTGTTTTTAAGGTTATTCCCGCTCAGTTTGTTCGAAAAGTTTAATAAAATCGTCTTTAGGGAAAAATTTATTTCTTATTTTTCTAACTTCTTCCCAAGTAAAATCTGTTTCCCCAGATAGTTTATTTCTTACTGTTTTTTCTGATACGCCCAACAGCTTTTGTATATCCGCTCTCGTGACGCCTTCCTGCTTCATTCGATATTCAAGAAAAATCCTCATCTTTTCACCTCCCTTTTACCATATTCGGTAATTTCATCCTCATACTATTATATTTTCCGGTAAATGTCAATACATTTTTACCAAAAACGGAAATTCTTTATTGCGTTACTTTTTATAAAGTGGTAAAATACTACCAAGAACAGGAGATATAAAAGCTATGGGAATCGAATATATAAAAGAAATTAAAAAATCAAAAGGATTTACAAATGAAGAACTGTCTAAAAAGTCAGGGGTTCCTCTTGGCACTTTGAATAAAATACTTTCAGGGCATACCCCCGATCCTCAATTTGAAACTGTAAAAGCAATTTGTAAAGCGCTTGATATAAGCCTCGCAGTTCTTGATGACTATGAAAGTCACGATGTTCACACAATCGCCGCTCACCACGACGGCGAAGACTGGACAGAGGAAGAACTGGACGAAATCGAAGAGTTTAAAAAATTTGTACTTTCGAAGAGGAATAAATAATTTCCTCTTGCGGTAAAATTTTTTCTCAATTACATTGCATTTTATGAAATAATTGAATATAATGAGGGTACAATAAGATTGTCGTTTGAGAGCAGAACGACCTTAAACTAAAAACGGCTCAATGGATGATTCTCCTCGTAGAGCGCGAGGAGCCAAAACAAAAGAAAGCTCAATGGAAAAATGTACCCTCTGCATATTGCGGAGGGTATTTTTATAGGAGAAATTTATGCGGTTAAAAATACTTTCCAATCATTTTTATGATACATATGCTGACTGTAAAGAAATTCTGAAAAAGTCAAACAGACCTTATGCGTGCATAACAATAGAAATGGATGAAACCCTGTTTGCAATCCCATTCAGGCACCATATAAAACATAAGTATGCTTTTTATACAATCGGCGAAGCTGGTCTTGACTATACAAAGGCAGTTGTAATTTCAGAATCCAGCTATCTATCCCCTGACAAGCCAACTGTAGAAAGTAAAGAATTTGCAATTATTAAAAAAGAGGAACAAAAAATAAAATATGGGTTTAAACAATATCTAAACCAGTATCGACGCGCCATGAAACACAGGGATAATCCCAGAAACGCCAATATATTAAAATATAGTGCACTGCAATATTTTGAAGAGTATCTATAATGCCTACTCATTTAAGCAAATGCCGGGGGTGACATACATGACAAAACATGAACAGCTCATGGCTGAATACGATGATTTATACATCGAAGAGCGCACAATGAAAAACGATGGGCTATATGCAGATAGATGCATCTGGTTAAACGCGGATATGACATCAGCCAAAAAAGCCTGCATCTTAGCCGAAGAACTCGGTCACTACGAAACTACTGCTGGCAACATTCTTGATCAGAGCAATATAAATAACCGTAAACAAGAACATACCGCCCGTAAATGGGCTTATGAAAAAATTGTTCCTATCGAAAATATACAATTTGCCGTTGCTGACGGGCATACAGAGTTGTGGGACATGGCTGAATATTTGGATGTAGATGAAGAGTTTTTAAAAGACGCGCTTATTCATTATGGAATTTTAGATTTATAATTTAGTACAAGTTATTATTTTTATATATTTTATGATGAGAAGAAGAATGGAACTTAACGAAAAGCTATACGAATTGACTCATCGTATCGAACCACTGAAAGATTCAATAACTACTGAAGAAGCTACAAAAACATCAATGATAATGCCATTTTTTCAGCTATTGGGATATGACGTTTTTAATCCACTCGAATTTGTTCCGGAATTTACTGCTGATGTTGGAATCAAAAAAGGAGAAAAGGTTGATTACGCAATCATAATTGATGGTGAGCCTTTAATCCTTATCGAATGTAAACCTTGTACCAAATCTCTTGATAAACACTCCTCGCAGTTATTCAGATACTTTGGTACGACAAGCGCAAAATTCGCAATACTCACTAATGGCTTATCATATCAATTCTTTACCGACCTTGAAGATAAAAACAAAATGGATATGAGGCCTTTCCTTACCATAGACTTGCTAAAATTAAAAGACCGGGACATCGTAGAAATTGCCAAGTTCCAAAAAAGTGTGATTGACGTTGATAACATTCTTAATTCAGCCGAAAACCTGAAATACACTAGGCTCATCAAGGATTGTTTCTCTAAGCACGTAGAGACCCCGACCACCGATTTTGTGAAGTTCATCCTTAATGATGTATATGATGGGGTTAAAACACAAAAAGTTATTGATGATTTTACTCCTATCATAAAAAGAGCTATTTCACAGTACATAAGCGACTCGATGAATACAAAAATTAAGGCAGCATTGAATAATCAGGAAGAGACAGACCAAGCAGATACTGAGCAAGAAACTGCTGAGCAGAAACCGGAAAAGAAAGAGCGAAAAATAGTAACCACTATAGAAGAACTCGAAGCTTATGCTGTTATAAAATCGATACTGCGAACAATCGTCGACAGCGATAGGATTGCCTACAGAGATACGGAAAGCTATTTCGGAATACTACTTGACGACAACAACAGGAAATGGATATGCAGAGTATATTTAATGGCTTCAGTTAAATATATTGCCATTTCAGATAAAGATAAAAACCCTGTGAGATATGACATTGATTGCATTGATGATATTTATAAATACTCAAAGGAACTTAAAGACGCTTGCGAAAGATATTTGTAATCAAAAGCTACATTAGTCTAAGCTATTTTTCAAGATATAAAGAGGAGAAGATATGAAAAAGATTATTGTAATCGCTTTGACACTAATACTAACACTTACATTCTATGCATGTGATAGCGAAAAGAAGGCAGCAAAAGACAGTTTTAATACTGCCGTGGAAGAACTTACCGAAAAGAACGAGCAACTCGACCAATCTATCCAAACAGCCCAAGCCGCTATCGATGTTGGCGAAACTCCATTAGAAGAATCTGCCGTAAGTGATTTAGAAGAGGCAATTTCCAACGCAAACAAATCAAAGATTGAGGTTCCGGAAATGCCTGATGAGACAGATGAAATAAATGCCGCTGCTACTGAATTAAGCGCAGTTGATTATTCATCTCAAATCGCCGCGTTACAAGAGAAACAAAAATCACTTAAAGATAGCATTAAGCAGTTTAAACAGCTTTCAAATCCAACAGAAAGCTTCGTAATTGAAAGATTAAAAACTGCAAAATCTATAGATAATATTAAGGCCGTAACTGAAGACAATGATCCTAATGGAAATCTGAATAAAGCAGGTGGATATACAGCTTGTATTTATTTTACCAGCCCGCAGGTTAATCAAAACGAAGTATATGGTGAAGATCCTATCGAAAAAGGAACAGATGGTGGTGGCGCTGTTGAGGTTTACAAAACTGTCGCCGATGCAGAAAAAAGAAATACATATCTCGCTGCTTTTGATGGAAATGGTTTCCTGGATTCCGGTTCCCATTCTGTAGTAGGCACAGTAATTATCCGAACATCAACTAATCTAACTGCCTCACAGCAGAAAGAATTGGAAAAACAAATTTATGACGCGCTAATAAAATTATAATTATACACACCCTTTGCTATGAGGGCAATGAACAGAAAGATTGCAACGAGCAAACCTACCCTCTCTGCCCTTATAGCAGAACATGAAGGCTTGTGCTGGCGGGAGTGATAGACAGCAAATTAATACACTAAAAATTTGAAACGAAAGATATTTGTTTATAAATAATCATTATTATTTATGCTATTTTATTAAATTAATTTACACTCAAACAGCAAACTAGTTGTTGACATATTTGACGGGTTCCTGTAGTATACTATTAATAGTTCCCGTCGGGCCTCTACTGCATTTTGCAGCACGCACAAATTCGGCGGGCCTTTTGTTTTTTGGAGAATTATAATGCAACATAAGCCTTTTAAAACAATCGATGAACAAATTGAACTTCTACAAGATGAAAAAAATCTTATAATCGACGATGAAAAAGAAGCTACGTTTTGTTTGGAAAATTTGAACTATTATAGATTAAGCGGTTATTCACTAACCATGAGAAAAAATGATAAATTTTATAAAGGCTCTAAATTTAGTGATATCATGCAAATATATAATTTTGATAGGGAGTTGAAATTATGTATTTTGAGATATCTTGAAGAAATCGAAATAGCGCCCAGAACACATATCGCTTATGAGCTTGGCAAACAGGACGTAAATCCGCAAAGCACTGTGAGTTATTTAAAACCAGAAAATTATATTAGTGAAGCACACTTTGATAAGTTTTCATCTGATATATCCAAAGAAATACAAAATAACCGGGAAGAAGCTTTTGTTAAGCATCACAATAGAAAATATAACGGAGTTCTCCCTGCTTGGGCTATGGTAGAAACTCTGTCTTTCGGGAAAGCTTCTACACTTTTTTCATCGCTTAATGCGGAGCTAAAAAAAGAAATTTGTACTACATACTACCATAATATCAGATATACTGCAGTAGAAAACTTGCTCGAAGGTTTAGTTGTCCTTAGAAACATATGCGCTCATCATGCAAGACTGTACAATCGAGGCATTACGGTAAAGCCTGATTTTGCAAAATGGGAAATAGACTATCTTTGTAATCAAAATTATGAAAGGGGTCAAATAGGCAGCAAATTATTCTTCCGCATTCTAGTTATAATTCGTCTATCTCCCGATCCTTTGATTATCGACACGATTATTTCAGATATTTGTGCTTTACAAAAGAAATACCCTTTTGTAAATTTAAAACATTATGGATTTCAGCCTAATTGGAAGGAAATATTGACAACTATGAATGAAAAATATAAACAATCATAAAAACAAAAGCCCCCATTTCTGGGAGCTGATGTATAGGGCTGTATAGTACAACCCAGCGTCGCAACTGAATTGTACCATGTCAGCCCCTAAAAGTCAATTTTAGGGTATTTTTATACCCTAAATTAAAATAGGAGGACTATATGGCAACGAAGACAAACACTATAATCCGATCCAAGACCGGAAAGGAATATAAATATAGCAGGATCACAAGAACCGTCGAGGAATGGAAAGACGGCAAAATGATTATTCGTAAAATACAATTCACCGGTACCAGCAAAGGCAATGCTGAGAAAAAGTTTAAGGACTATCAGAATGAGCAGTATCGCCTACAGCATGAATATAAAGAGCATATACAGGCTGAAAAGAACAAAACCTTCGGAGAACTTGCGGAAGACTATACATACAACATACTCGCAAACAGCAGTTATGCCCACGGCACCAAGCGAAGATATGAACAAAGCTACCGAGTCCACGTTAAAGGCTCCTGGCTTTCCTCTATTCCCATATCTGAAGTAAAGGCTCGTACTATACAAGATTTTTATACTGCCCTCAATGTCTCGCAACAAAATCTTAAATCTATAAACAAATGGATGGCGGCATTTTATAAATGGCTCGTATTAAACGAGTATTCGGGAGATATCCTTTCAGCCGTCACGCTGCCCGATAAATTTGATAATAAAAAGCATGACGGAATAATAGTATGGGAACCGGAAGAAATAACAGCTATTCTTACCCTCTCCTGTTCTCACAGACTAAGGTTTATGATGTTTATAATGAATTATGCAGGTCTGCGAATTTCAGAGTGTCTAGGGCTAAAATACAGCGATTTTAAAAATGGTTTTGTTTCTGTAGACAGGCAATATTATCAAGGTGAACTTTCTCCGCCCAAGCACAATTCCTATCGCAAAATACCTATACACCCCGAATTGCAAAAAGCTTTTGAGATTCACAAAGAGAGATTCTTTGCAGA